TTATTCACATGCATTCCAAGGACCAGGTGGTTGGTACATTGAGAACTCTCGCACTACATTAGGAGAGAAAGATCCAGTAGGTGAGGTTAACAGACAGCATTGGAACGCTGGAACAGAAGAGGGCAAGGACATTGCACGTAAGCAGAAACGAAAGCTTTCATACTACAGCAACATCCAAGTCGTAAAGGATCCAAAGCACCCTGATAATGAGGGTAAAGTTTTCTTGTACAAGTATGGCAAGAAGATTCATGACAAAATTCTTGCAGCAATGCAACCTGAGTTCCAAGATGAGACACCAGTAAATGTGTTTGATCTTTGGGAAGGTGCTAACTTCAAGTTAAAGATCAAGAAAGTCGCAGGTTTCTGGAACTATGACAGCAGTGAGTTTGATAGTGTTAGTGCTTTGTCTTCAGATGATACTGAACTTGAAGCAACATGGAAGTCAGAGCACTCTCTGGAAGCGTTCACAGCAGCAGACCAGTACAAATCATACGAAGACCTAGAGAAGAGGTTACAACTCGTTCTAGGGTCTGCTCCACGTGCTACAGTACCATCTGTAGATAGTGAGGAGTATGAACCAGTTGCAGCAGCACCTGCTCCAACTCAATCATCATTCCGTCAACAGATGAGTGCTCCTGTTAAGAAGGAAGCAGTCGTTGAAGACGATGATGCACTGTCATATTTTGCATCACTAGCATCCGATGACTAATACAGTTGACCTATGGGTTAACTACAAGAAAACTCTTGATGATGTTTTCCCTGAGTTTCAATTTGATTCTCGGTGGTGTGAGTGGGACGGTAAAGGTAGTACGCATTTAACAGCAGACATCTTTACTGCTCCACATTTTATAAAGTCAAGACGAGTAGATATCTACAATAAAAAATGTGATATCTATAACAATGTAATCTATCCTAAGACAGGGAGTAACCTTCCCTGTTTCGGGATGGATCTCATGGGTTTCCATGAAAAGAAAGTTATCATTGTATTTGACTTCCAACATCCAGTTGAAAAGTTTTTGTTTTCTTTACCTACTTTACCTAAAGCAGAGAAAGACTATCGGTTCTTTGAGATGGGCAACCATTTTTCAGAGAACATCTTCGTAAGGTACTGTCACTTTGATCAGGTTGATACATACTTACCAACCTTCAGATATTATCTCACTCTTTACCGAGAAATGATAGACAAAGCTCAACCTACTGGTGAGGACACATTATTCTATGGAGACTTTGATACTTACATGAAGAAACTTGATCCTATCTTAGGATATATGACAAGTATCTTTGGTAAAGAAAAAGCAGATCTTATGATGGATGATTTCTTTTTTTCTTATGCACAATGAAAACAGCAGGTGAAGTTGTGGGTAATCCACTCTGGTTTACTCCAGTCATGATGTTAGCAGTTCTTTTATTGATAGAAGGTCTTCACACCTCTGCACATCTTCATCAAGAGATAGATGTGCATGGTATCTGTAGGCAGAACAAAGAGTACATTGAGAGTAAAGAAAACGACTACTAAATATTACAACAAATTGTATAAAAATGACAGACTCAAACATTCAACCACCTGATCCTACAAATGATCAGACGGTTAATATAGACAGCAGTAATGCATACTATACTCCAACCGATGATGGTACTATTGGTTTAAGTGATCCAAATCAGGACGTAGTTATTACAACTGGAACAGCAGCAGATACATATACTGTTGATCCTTATGCAGGAGCAATTGATTTTCAGGTAGATAATATGGTAACTTCTGCACCTGATCCTAGAATTGATCATGTACTGGAACATCTACACAATCTTGAAGCTAAGATTGATCAGATCATTTGTGATTGTAATCACCACAAAGAACCTCCTACTTATGAAGGACATGTGGTACTACATGCTACACAACCACCTGTATAGTACAGCAAAATTGAATAGTTAATTACATGAAACTGGGAAAAATTTTTCCCAGTTTTTTTGTGTTAAAAAGTCGCTCAGACTTCAGTTTGTTTTAGTCTCTTGGATATGAATCCAGTTGAGTTTGAATATAGATTACCTTGTTTAAATTCTTCTACAAAAATATTGAAGTACGATTTTTTTAATATATAAATTTCTCTTCTCTTTTCATTCTCTGCAACTTCATGTTCATATGCTGTTACTGCCTTTGATACTGTGTTACCAGCAACAGTAATAGTTTGACTACCATCTGAATATGTGAAGGGAGAATCATAAAAATTTTTATCAACTGTTAGTCCACCCTTTAAAGCAAGGACATCTAGACCATCCACTTTTCTACCAGACTTTGTTTCAATAGTTTCGTAGTGGTGGATTTTTGAGTATGCATTGTTAACTCCTTGATCATCCAACCCATATGTATCTTCAATGTATTTGTCTAGTGTGTAATTGTCTAGAGGAAATGCAAACAAAGGATTGATAAAGTTGTTGGTTAATATGATCACCCAATCATAAAAAGGATCGCCATAATATTGATCAGCAATACTTTCTATACTAATACCATCTTCAACTGAATACTTGTTATAGAATGTAGCATATCCAAATGCATCTTCACTAATAGTATATCTTCGGAAGAAATTCTTTGCTGTTACAAAGTCTGCTTCGGAAAATGGGTAGTTGATTGGTTTTGTATCGTACCTTATGTCTGGTACTAATGAGAAATACATTAGAATCCTGCTGCTATATCTGATTTGAATAGAACTTTACTTTCTAGGAAGTTAAGTGTTAGTTCTGTTGCTACTGGTTCACCATCTTTGTATGTAGCATACGTTCCATCAGAAGTATAGTTGACAGCAACTTTTCTAATGGCACATGGTTTGAACTGTTGAACTTTATCATTAACTTCTGTTCCTCTCATGAAAGTAAACTTACATAAGAAAGGAACTTTCATAAAGTTTTGCATGTCAAAAATATTAAAGTCTTCATCTAACCTATCTCCTGTTTGTTTAGTAAATTTAACACCTTGAATATCTTTCGTTTCATCTGCTGTTAATTGTCCTGCTTTACCACCACCCCAGTCAGGTACAGAAGCATATCTAAAGCATCTTACTATATTGTTGATTTTGATTGCTTCATTTCTACTTCTAGGTATCATTTTAAATGTCATACCAATTTCCCTTAGTTCAGGTGAGTCATATAATATTTCTGCATTTGGATTGAGTACTATTCCTTGAGTTGATCCAGTAATATCACCCATATCTAAATTACCACCAACACCAGGAATCTTGTTTAATAATTGAGTTTGTAATGAAGTAATAAGACTAGTCATGTTACCAGACGCATCATTTATTCTTGTACCAATTTGTGAAAGATTACCAGCAGCAGCACCAGCAATTGCTGCTCTACCAAGAGCACTGAATTGCTTACCGTTCCATGTTTGTTGAATATCGTTACCTAAATCTTGAGGCATTGGTAATATAATTCCTGTCACACCACCCATAGGTTGTTCTATTTTTAATTGTGTAGATGAATTATAAGTTCTTTGCTGATAGCTTGTCTTTACACCATTAACTTTCCTTGAACTTCCTTGTGTTATTTTGTCAGATTCTAGACTAAATGGTGGTATGTATTTACCAAACTGAAAGAATACAAAATCACTTTCTCTATCAATTAGAGCATCCTCTGGATATCTTAATGATGTAGTTGTTGGACCTTCATTTTCTAACGGACCTACAGTAAACCAATTTTTTAATGTTTCTTCAGAAGCTTGAGTATCTTCTTTGGTTAGGTTGATTAGGGCAGTACTCTTACTCGCTTCAGTTACAACATATACAGCACTTGCTTTTAGTTCACTTAGAGAATCAGCTTCCCAATATCCTGAATACATTGAAGAATTCTTCTCCGTTGTTCCCATATAGAGGATCCAAGTACCATCTTCCTGTTCCCAGTACATACCTGGTATTATATTTGGTTGTGGATTTACGTATCGTGTTCCACTAACTCGTACTGCTTCGCTCATTTAATTTCCTTGTGCCATTTCTCTACTGGATGAGCTACCATAACCGTGGATGATTCTCTTGTCTCTGATCCTATCGTAAGCACCGCCTTTGGTCTCTTCCCATACCATCTCTTTGGTATAAGACATGCGACCTGCTTTACCCTTCACATTTCTAACAAAGTTTTCTACAGGTAATAGTATAGCAGTTGCCCATTCATCAGATGCTAAGTCTAAAAGATATCCATCTATGTAACTATTAAGATATTTATGGAAGCAATTCCTAGGAATGTCAATCCTACCTTCCATTAATCTTTTAATGCACCACACTCTTCTCTTTGGTGACAAGTAATGTAGGTTAGCACCCCAGAACTCTCCTCTACTTGCTTTTACCACATAAACAAGCGGAAATGAGTCATAGTATGGTAGTTTACTCTTAAATTTTGCTTTATATTCAAAGAGATATAGGTGTCCTACAACAGGGTAGGATCTCAATTCATTTGCGTCTTGTTCTGCAAGTGTTCCTTGTCTTTCTGCTTGTTCCTCTTGAACCATTCTCTGAGGTGCTTTGAGGTATTGAAATGCTTCAGTCTTTACGGTGTTTCTATACCACAACCAAGTCTGTTTTTCTCCGTTTGCTTTTGCTTTGACTTTTTCAAAGATGGTTTCGTAACCTGCTTCCTCAACAACTGTTGGTCTTTGAATGTCATAAAAGCCATAATAGCTGTCCATTGTTCTCCTATACTGCTAAGTGATCTTCTGTGAGTATTAAAAATTTCATTTGCCTATCTTCACAGTAGTTCTCAGCAGCATTCCATTTTGCTTTATTTTTAGCGAATGTTAGAACAGCGTTTTTATAGGCTTTGGTTCTTTTATCTTGACCATATGGGGGTTTTGTTTGTTTCTTCGGTTTAATTTCAACGATGTACCTAGATATTTTTCCGCTTTTCTCACGTACCTTAATATAAAAGTCAGGATAATACCTATGTGATTTACCATCCAGAGGTGAACGGTATGGTATGATAATTTCTTCACTTCCCCACTCTAATATGGAGGGTGTACTATCACAATAAATCATATATTTTCTCTCCCATAGTGACCTGTACACTATACGAGAGGGATTTCCACGATATTTTTTAGGATTCTTTGGTTTATAGTATCCTTTATACGCCATATATAATATAGGGAATCATGTATCTATTTAGAGTGGCAAGAGTAACAAAAATAAACGAATTCATGGAAAAGATTGGTGCTAAGGGAGGTATGTCCCTTACCACTGGATATAACATTGAGTTTGATTTCAACACAGGGAAAAGAGAAGATAGTAGTTCACCAACATTTGTAAGAAAATTTTATGATAAAAAAGGTGGAAATAAGAACATAGTTAATATGTTATGTGATGAAGCACAGTTACCGAACGTAGTTTCTACTACTGGTACTGTTACTGGTAGATATCTTGGTGAAGGTATGATTAATTATCCACATACGAGAACCTATACTGATTTAGGTTTGGGATTTATGTGCGATGCAGAGCAAATACCACTAAAATTCCTCACTTCATGGTATGATTATATTTTTGGTGAGACTCCCGATCCTTTATATGAATATGATAAGAATAGTTTGGAGGACGCACAGGTAGTTTCTCCTAGAAACACAAATCGTACAAATAGATTGAATTATATTAATAATTACGTTTGTAATTTAAGAATTATGAAGACCGAACCAAATAGTAGGTCATCTTCTGGTAGAGTACCTATAACATATGTTTTAGAAAATTGTTATCCATACTCTATAGATGCTGTTCCTCTTGCTTATGGTAGTTCACAGTTGACAAGAGTGACTGCTAGCTTCTATTATACAAGACATACTGTTCTGTACGGAGAGGACAGTATCCTTACTCAGAATTTTATAGACTCTGAGGGTAATTTAAGTCTTCCTAGCTCTAATGTTGGGTAGCAAAATGGATTTTTTGTTTCCATGAAAGGGCAAAAAATTATCTGGCAAAAATTTCGTTATAAAAGTTGAATGAATTTCCAAACTATAGTACATGATGGATTTTTTAACAATCCTGATAAAGTGAGAAAATGGGGTCTAACCTTAGATTATCAACATCCTGATGGAACGTATCCTGGTGTTAGAACACGTTGTACTAAACATCTCCATAAAAAATTCTTTGAATCTACTGCATCTAAGTTAATGTCATTGTGGGGTAACTATAAAAGAGAAGAATGGGATCTTCAGTTGCAATTTCAGAAAATAAAGAGATATAGTGATAATCCAGAAATTAATGTAGGTTGGATTCATCAAGATACTGGTGCAGAAGCAGCTGCTGTGATATACTTAGATCCTGATGCAGATCTGAATCATGGTACTTCGCATTATAGAATTAAAACTGGTATGGAAGAGATTGCTGCAAAGGAATTTCCGAACGAAAATAGAAAATGTTATGACAACGTTCTTGGTTCGGAACAAAGTAGGGATCCAGAGGATTTAAAAATATATCATCAAATTATGAAAGTTCATAATGGATATTTTGAACCTACTTTAGAGGTAAAAAATGTATATAATAGAGTTATCGCATATGATGGAGCCCAATTTCATGGTCAAACATCTTTTCATATGGATAATGATGATGATTTTAGATTGACTATAGTTGCATTTGTTACAAGTATATCACATCCTGGAATAAAAAGATTTGACTTAAAAAGTCGCTATATATAAAAAATTATTATGACTGCTCCTACACTAACTGATCTGATATATTTGAAAAAGAATTATTTAACCAAAGATCAATGTGATATTATTATTAATGAATTTGAGGGAACTTCATCACCAGAGGGTAAAGAAAGTTGCTATCATGCTTTTACTGGTGTAGAGACAACTTCTACCTTTACAGTTAAAACCTCTCAGGTAGATAGTGAAAGTTTTAATATAATACATCAGACTATTGAGAATGTAATTAATGATTATCATGATTACCTTGATACCTTTAATGCCTTTCATGTTTCTAGGAGGGCTAGTATGTTATATCCTCATAAGTACCGTATTATGAAATATGCGAAGGGTGCTTGGATACATCCTCATGTGGATGATGATGCTTCTGGTATCAATGGTAGTTGTACTATTAATTTAAATAGTGATTATGAAGGTGGTACATTTGCCTTTTGGGGTGGTAAGCATAAAGTTAAGTTGGGGTTAGGTGATGTGATGATTTGGCCAGCAGATTACTCCTTTTGGGTACATGAGGTAGAAGAGATTACAGAAGGAACTAGATATTCTGCAAATTGTTTCTTATGTGAGAGACCAAAAATGGACTATCCAAGAGACGTTACGTATAAAATCAAGGGTAGTGATGTTGGAATCGGATATTAAATTCTGTAAAATTCATTATATATAAATATACGACTTGAAATTGTTTTTATGGCATTACCAAAACTAGGATATCCTACATTTGAACTTGAATTACCTTCTACAGGCAAAACTGTTAAATATCGTCCATTTCTTGTAAAAGAGGAAAAAGTGCTTTTAATGGCACTTGAAGCAAAGGATGAAAAACAGGTAATTAGTGGTGTTAAGGACTTATTGAAAAATTGCGTTATTTCACGAATTAAGGTAGAACAGTTACCTAGTTTTGATTTGGAATATTTGTTCTTAAAGATCAGAGCAGCATCTATTGGAGAAGTTATCAATCTTAATGTTACTTGTCTTGATGATAATAAGACTGAAGTAGAAGTTCAGATCAATATCAATGATGTTGAGGTTATCAAACCAGAAGGACATGATCCTAAAATCATGTTTGATGACAATACTGGTATTATTATGAAATATCCTAGTATGCAGCAATTTGTGGATAGAGAGTTTTTACAGAAAGAAATGAAAACTGAAGAAGTCTATGAGTTTATTGCAGAATCTATAGATCAGATATTTGATAATGAAGAGGTATATGATTCAACTACTACTACAAAGAAAGAATTCCGCACATTTGTTGATAGTTTGACTACTAAGCAATTTGAGAAGATTCAAGAATTTTATACTACTTGTCCTAAGTTAAGTCATTCCTTTATTGCTATAAATCCTAATACTGGCAAGGAATCTGAATACACAATTGAGGGATTACAGAGTTTTTTCGCATAGCACTCTTTCAAAATAACTTGGAGGGGTACTATAGAATGAACTTTGCTTTGATGCAATACCATAAATATAGCTTGACTGAGATTGAAAATATGATCCCGTGGGAACGGGAAGTATATACAACATTTCTCATGCAGTATCTTGAAGAACTAAAACAGAAACAAGAACAAGCAAAAGCAGGTAACTAGTGGCAAATCTTACACAAACAGCTCAGGGGGATCTAACCAGTTTTATCGCTGGTAAGATTTTTGAGCGTGTAAAGGAATCATTGGACAATAGAGAGATTCCTAAAGGTTCGCCAGAAGTAGAGAAAGCTGCTAAAGAATTAGAAGAAAAACAAGAAGTTGATACTAAGTCTGTTCCTGTTGTAGATCAGAAATTAAGGAACCAAGTAAATAAGTTATTTGGAACAAGACTTGAAGTAAAATTAGTACAATTAGAAGGTAATGTTGAGAAGACAAATGCTGCCATTAAGACTATTGGTGCTGGTATTACAGATACACAGGAATTAATAGTAAATCAGAATCAAATACTAGAAGATAAGTTTGATAAGATACTGGATGCAATTGGAACATCTAAAGAAATAAAGGATAAAAATAAAGATAAATTACAAGCAGATAAAGAATCAGCAGATATAATGGATCAAACTAAGATGTTTGATTCTGAAGCATTAGTAAAATCACTTTCAAAAAATTATAGTTCTGGCACTGGTTTACTTGGATTTTTATTGAGAAGAACTTTAGGTAAAGCAGGAAAAAGATTATTTTTGAGAGCATCTAGAAAATTTATTCCTAGAAGAATTAGAGCAAGAGCTAAATTAGGTGGATCAGCTTTTGATACTATTAAGAGATCTTTTTCAACTGGTAGGGCATTAAGGGGTGTTAGAGATGTAGGAATAGGTGCTAGAGGGTTTGCTGCTAGGATACTTGGTAACAAAAGGTTATCTGCTAAAGTTGGTCAGAGACTTGCTCCAGATCTAGGAAAAATTGGTACTAAAAAATTATTAGCTAAAGGTGGTGCTAAAGTAGCTTCTAAGAAAGTACCTATTCTTGGTGCTATTGCTGGTGGTGTATTTGCTATTGAAAGAGCAATGAAGGGTGATTATGAGGGTGCTGGACTTGAGATACTGTCTGGTCTTAGTGGATCACTTCCTGGAATTGGGAGTGCTGCATCTTTTGGTATTGATGCTTATATTATTAGAAGAGATGTTGAGAGAGAACTTAGAAAGGAATATACTGGAAGTTATGCAGCAGGAACTGAAAGAACTAAAAAGGGAGCAGCAACATTACATGGTACTGAATTGATTCTTGGTAAGAAAGATATTAATGATATTTCATTAGGATTTAAAAATGCTATTGGACTTATTGGATCTGTATTGACATCTGTATCTCTTGATGTAGCATCTGCTGCTGGAGCAGAGGGTCTTGTGAGATCTCAGATAATTGAAGATGGGTTGGGTGGTTTTGATAGAGCACCTGCATATGTTTCTAGTATAGGAAAAGTTAATACGACAAACTTGGATGTTAAAGCTATTGATAAGGTATCAGCGTTTAAACTGCCATTTTTTAGTAGATCACAAAGTCCTAACGCAGCAGTAACACAAAAGAAGAAAAATGCTTGGTGGGATCCTTTAGGCGTGTTTAATAGAGGTGGTTCTGGTTCTGGTATTAGTTCAAATAATGAATCACTTATAGATGCTAGTGGAGAACCAGGTGTTGATTTTACACCAACAGGAACTGATAACAAAGCATTGTTTGATGGTCAAGTAGTAGAAATAGGATATCAGTTCAATCCAGACACACAGCGTGGGTATGGAAATTATGTTGTTGTTAGAAGTGAGGATCCTGTTAATGGTGAGCAGTTTGATGCTCTTTATGCTCATATACCTAAGAATGCCATTTATGTTAATGAAGGAGATCAGGTAAAAGTTGGTGATAAATTGGGCAGAATGGGTACTGACGATGATGATATAACTGATATTGGTAGCATTGATGGTACACATATGAGTGTAGATTTCTTAAAACCAAATAGTGCTGAAGCATATC